TTACCGTTCTTGATGCCAGTTTCCACTGCCCCCTTACCCAAGTGCTTCTCCAGTACGTCCAGAACAGGCAAGGCCCAAGGCATAGTCTTCTCTGTTAGATCACCCTTGAGAAACCCTAGTTCCTTCCCTACGGCCACATGAGGGCGGGTGATGACGATCTTGTCAATCTCTTTGGTCGTGTACAGATCGGCAGCATACGTGGCTGTAACATACGTCTTACCAGTACCAGCAGGTCCAAGGATAAAGACCTGTTTACTTTCTCGTAGAGCCTTTAGAAGTTCACCCTGTTTTTGTGTCTTGGGTACAAGACCCGACACAGGTTTAGCTGATGCACCTTTGTAAGTTGTCTTACGTCGAGTTTTTGATTGCTTCTTTGGTGGCTCAAGGTCTTTCATAGTTTAACTAACTCCGCTTCTGTGTAAGGGATGTGGAAGAACTGTTCGCCTTTCTGGATGTAACGTCCTTTAGCTTCTCGTAGGCTCTCCTTGGTCAACAGGGTATCTTTGATACGCCATGCTTGTGACATATTCTGCGACAAAATGTAGAAGTTCAATACGCCATTGACACCCTCATGTTTATCCAACAGACGCTGCTTGCGTTCGGGGATACGTATCTCTTTCCAATCAACAGGCCAGTCAGCCTTCCATGCGGTCTTAACCTCAGCCTCACTAAAGTAGGTAAAGTCCCCTTTCTGGGAGACCACATCAACACCAAAGTTCTCTTCGTTGTTCACGATGGTGTGTCCACGAGATTCCAAGTATGCTACCAGTTTGTCACGGGCGGGGGTATCATATGCCTCATACAAGGCTCTGCTAAACTGCTTACGTACTGCCATTAAGGTGTTCCTTTAGTTCTGTGTAACCACCGATATAGCTACTATCAGGAGCATAGATTTGAGGGACTGTGGTGTGTCCCGCTTGTTTGATTAGGGTAAGTAGCCACTTGTTCTCAGGTCGTTGTATGTTGTAGACCCTATAACCGAAACCTGAACCCTCTAAGAGTGCCTTAGCCGTATCACAGAAATTACATTGGTCTCTCGTTATGACCACGTATCTCACGCACGAACCCCCCAGTTATAGCAAGCATAGTCTAGTACAAACCTGCCCACAGAATTTGCAAAAACATCAGCGTTTGATTTATCTTGAAGGCAAGCCTCTTCCGTAGTAAAGATTCGCCTGTTAGAAACAGATTCACATTGATCTGTGTCGCCAATCATGCAGATAATAGCTAGTGCAGTGAACATTAGTCTTCTCCTTTAGTGGTTAAGTCAAGGTGAGCAGTTTGACCACATGCTCAGGTGTTGCCTTTAAGTCAGGTCAACAATCTCACAGCTATCACCAGAACACGCTAGTGTCTGACTTCCTGCTGTGTTGTCCTCTACCTCATAATCCGATAGGCTACTCCAGTCAATGTCCGTAGGCATACAAGACAGAAGCATTTCGTAGTCAGACCTGCCTACCTCCTGATAAGGTGCCTGTTGGTACGTATGCTCGTTGTACGGCAGGAACGACACACCAGACATTTCATCGAAGTGCTTGTAGACAAAAGCACCCACCTCAAACCACTCGTCCTTCTTGACGTTAATTGTCACGGAGGGCTTGTGTTCACACCATGATCGTTGGTAGGCCAACCACATCTCCAGTTGTTCGATAGCTGTCAAGTCTGACGTAGTAATAGCCCCTGCTGGTGCCTTCATTGGGAAACTAAACACTGTCGTAGCGTCTGGCTTCATTACGTCAGGCTCATTCGGGATACCTTGATCCTTCATAAACTGTGTCAGTGGGTCTTTGTTGTCTCCCCGCACGGTACGGATGTAGTATGGGCTGTGTCGTGCGTGTATCCCAGAGGCACTATCAACGAGTTGAGAGACCGTCCCTGATGGTTTGACACAAGTAATAGCAGTGCTAACAGGAATACCGAGTATATCAGCCCACTCCGCATTAGTTTCGACAGCAACCTCCTTAAGCCGTTCAAGTGTTTTCTCCAATCCAGCGTTCTTTGTGGTGGTTAGTGGGTTGTCCATGATGCCCGTAAGAGACACTCCAAGCAATCTCTCCGCTTCTGTGTTGTCTGTCCACACCTTTCGCAGATAGGGAAACTTTGTGTAGGAGGATTGTATAGTTCCCAAAATAGTTGCCATACGAACTTTGCGTTCAAGAGATTCCACAGTATCTGATGCACGTACAACTACCTCCGTTAAGTTGCAGAATTGATACGGACGCAGGATAATTTCGCTGCAGGGGTTAGTACCGAACTCAAAGTTAGGGTCACGACGACCATTCTTCTTAGCCTGTGCTACAGATGCCTCACGGTTGAAGATACCACGTTCCCCTGAGCCACTCTCTACCAGAGACATCCACTCTCGCATAAACGACACAGCATCAGGCTTTTCTGTGTAGCTCACAGAGTTGTTAGCCAATGCTCGCTGTGGATCGTTCTCCCACCATGCACCACTCTTAGCATGACGCATACGGTCATCCGACAGGTTGCTCAGAGAGATCATAGCTGACCGACGAACACCACCGACAACTACAACTTCACCAATCTTACACATGATGTCGTGACACTCAATAGAGGAGAGCTTACGGCCTTTAGCATTAGCAAACACACGAATGACAAAGTTGAACAAGTCAACAAGGGGTGCTGGACCTGATGCACGACCACCGAAGGTCTTAAGTTTAGCACCTGCTGGACGAACCTTAGATACATCCCACTTAGGAATCTCACCACTGTAGAGCAGTGCAATGACCTGACGTAGTGCCTTAGCCCAACCCTCCTTGCTGTCCTTTACGAGCACTGTTGTATCACTCTGGAACAAGTTGTCAGGTACATCTGGTAGCTTCTTAACGTACTGACGCTCTACTGAGAAGCCTACCCCTGTGCCACAAAGCAGAATAAACATAGCTTCATCGAAGGATTTAGGGTCATCTACTGGCATGTAACTACAGTTGTACCCAGCAGTATTGTCACGGGAGAGGGCTGGACCAGCGGTCATCAAAGCTCGCATTGAAGGCATAACCTCAAGGTTCAAGATAGCCTCTTCGATAGACCTAATGTAGCTGTCGTCACCAGCAGCGGGTTTAACTACATTGGTCATATACCGACCTACAGTCTCAGCCCAATTCTCTCGCCGCCCCTCGTCGTCCAACCAACGTGCATACCGTGAGGTAGCAATAAAGGTCTGGTAGTCTGTTGGTAAATAGTTGTTGCTCATTTTGTCTCTCTTCCACTTGCATCTTTGTCTTCTTTAAGCCATACCAGACGATCTATGTCGCCACGGTACATACCAATATCTTTTAGCTGTCTATTGGTCAGTGCGTTTAGCTGCTTAATAGCATTGCGGTGTTCACGCCACGTAGCCAAGTAGTTTACGTATCTCCAGAACCACGTCATCTCTTATCTCCACTACCCTTTAGTACACCCCGTTTAGCACGATCTTCTAGCTTGTTTAAGTTGATTGAAGCCACCTCAGAGAGAGTAACGTCAAGGTCACGGGCCAAAGCTGCGGCATACCATAGTACATCCCCAAGCTCATCTATGATGTCAGACCGATTAAACGTACCGTCACGTACAATCTTCTTTACTTTACCAAGAACCTCACCAGCTTCGTTAGCCAAACCCATAGCAGGGTAAGTAATCTGTGCCGTGTGTGGGTAGATAGCAGTCTTAACCGCCTTGTCTTGGTACAAGTTTAAAGTAAGCTCCTTGTTGTGGTATGCAGTGTAGTAACCCATCTCATCCAAGTCTTCCCCTGTAAGCATTAGACACTCCTTCCGTAAAATTGTGTTTGTGTTTCAGTGTAAGCGTCAAACAGATACCAAGCGCAGTTGTCTTTACCTACGCTCTTACTACCTTCGATCCACTTGACCCTCCCCACACTCACTACCTTAGTGCAGTAGGTCATGTAAAGGGCTGATTGCTTTGTGTGCATCCAATCTGCATCAAAAAGTAACCATGTGGGACAACTCTGCATCCAGTGTGTTATGAATGGGTGCAGAAACTTCCTGTCCCAAGGTGGATTAGTGATACAAAAGTCAACTACATCGTGGCCACCTAGATCAAGGTCAAGTCCATCATGCCTAAGCACTCTGGGATGCCTTGGCTCAATGTCACAGGCGTAAAGACATTCCCCGTGTCCATCAGTAAGCTCGTCGATGTGTCCTATCAACCTAGCGTCCCCAGCACATGGCTCTACGTAATCAAACGTGTAAGGCAAGTGTGGGATCAGAGGTTCAACAGCAGCTATTGGCGTTGGGTAGTAGTCACGTTCAATCCTCTCGAAGTTACTTCTTTTCCCCATCCTCTTTTATCCACCCCTCTGGTATTAGTTTGTCTGCGTAAAGGTAACCATTCTTGTCGCACCAGTCACCATATGTAGTCTTAGAGCCTTTGTTTATCTTAGCCTTACTGTTGCTGAACACGAACCTTATATCAAGCTCAGGGTGCTGCTTCTTTACAAGCAAGTGCTTCTTCCTGTCAGCAGCGACAAACCTGCCTTTGCTTTCTACGATAATGCCGTTGGGGAGTTCAAAGTCAGGCGTGTAAGTTCTATTTTCGTGAACCTCATACTTGATCTTGAACTCCTCATACTTAAACGGCACTGAGAGAGACTTCAGTTGCTCAGATATTCGATCCTCTAGTCCTGATCTGTATCCGTGCTTCCTGCCCCTTTCGGCGGCTCCCATAGTTGTTCGTCGTACCGCCTTAGCCAAAGCAACCTCCCGTTCTCAATTATGCGTTCAATGTCGCCATCGTAAGCCTTGTGGATAGCTTGCCATAAGTCATCTTCGTCCTTGCAACCACTCAACAACTTCTCCGCTTTCTTTGGACCGATACCATGCAGACCTTTGATATTGTCTGCTGCATCACCCGTGAGAATCTGAGTGTAAAAGAACAGTGTCCCCTCAAACTCATCCACCTTTGACCAAGTACCCCTACCAAAGTTAAAATGCCAGCAAGGTAGCTGTAGCATGTCCTTATCAATAGAAGCCACCACACAGTTGTAGTTCTGTGCAGCGGCCTCCTTTGCGATAAGATCATCAGCTTCTTCATTGTCACTAACGATAGCGTCATACACTTCTACCATGTGGTCACGGGCAGTACCAAGGTGGAGGGGCTTTTCTGTTGAAGCCCTGTTCCCCTTGTAAGGATATGACTTAGCAATGTCGAACCTAAAGTTAGTCTTGCCCGTGAGGTAAACTATGTAGTCACTCTTGGAAGGAAAGGGAAGGTCTATGGTTTGCTCTAAGATATACTCTACAAGCTCCACAACCTTCTCTCTCGCATCCTGTGGGTAAAGGTCTTGAGTGGCAAAGGCTGCACGATAGGCGATGATGTCACCGTCGATCAGTACTTTACCTTTACCCATTAAATCTCCCCAAAGATGATACTGCCATCGTCCTTCTCAAAGCCTACGTCAACAACGTAAGTGAACCCTGCACCCTTCATAGCATCCGTCAGGAACTGTGCCATAGTGTAGAGGTCTACTACGCCATCTCGACTTGCGCTTGAACTACCATCGTAGCCGTCGTCTTCTTTGTCGAATTGGAAATCAATACTTACTCGCACTAGCTCATCCTACCATAAAAAGTTCATCATCTTCGCTGGGGACAGAGTTATCTTCCCAAGCTACATGATCTGTTACACCAATAGCAATCAACCGAAGGCCAGCACCGTTAGAGTATGTCTCAAACTGAACCTTAGCCTTAGTGCCATTGCCCAGTGTTCCGTCATCCTCCAAAGTCCACCAAGACTTGTTCTCGACACCATTGGTCAAATTAACAACCTTTGGTGATCCACCGAAGTCCACCTCAGTTGGGTTGCCCTTCTTATCGGTGAATGTCATAACATGGTCGTGCATACGAGACAACTTGACATACTTGCCGATACCAAAGTCTTTACCTTCTTTGACACGATCATTGCCCATAGGCTTCGGGTCCATGCCAGCTTCAAGCAACTCTTCTACTTGATCTTGGCTGATGAAGTAAGCATTAACAACGTATTGTCCGTTGTGCCGCTTCGCCTTCTTAGCTGCGTTATTGTCGTCTCCACCCATATCACGGTTGCCTTCAAATACTTTTGCGTACTCAAGAACCATATCCATTGTGTGTTTAGCCATAGTCGGGTCTTCCTTTTGTTTAAGCTGTAGGGTTTACAGCACTGTGTTGGTAATATACTATAGGGACATTTTTTCGAATCTGTAACACTATTTCTCACATTTATTTTGTGATCTAGTGAATATCTGCGTAAGTGTTGCCGAATTGCACGTCAGTCCCTAGTGGAACATTGAGGTTTACCTCATGGTTTACGTTGCTCATTGCCATCTGCATGATGTTCTCTACTTTATCTTCGTCTCCCTCCTTAGTCAGAACGATAACTTCATCGTGGAACTGACCTATGGTCTCCAAGCCCATGCCACGACATTCCTTTACCCACTTGTCAAAGCAGTAGACCCCTGTACTCTGGTTAAGAGTGCTGAAGCGGTCCTTCTCACTACGCAGACTATGCCAGAAGCCTGACACTGGGTTCTTTAGCCACATACCACCGAATAACTCACGGGTTTGCAGTTTGCTTGCTACCTTCTCAATGGCCCAGTTACGTGACCAGAACGCATCCAGTAGGGTCTTAGCCTCTTTCTGCTTCATGCCTGTCTCACGGGCCAGTTTGGCTGCTCCTACGCCATATGTGGCACTGTAGTTCACTACCTTGTAGTTCTTGCGTAGTGACTTGAGTGACCGTTCCCCTGAGTTGTGCTTGTCGATGTCCTCTTGAGTGATGACGCCAGCGTGTAATGCCAAGTCCAAGTGTGGGTCAAAACCTTCACGGCTCATCTCTTGTACATAGTCAGGGTCCAGTGGTTTCATGTAGTGACGTTTGGTCGTATCCTCTAGTGATGTCATGTCAGCGCCGCATAGGACATAACCTTCTGGACACGTCAGGCACCCACGGATCACATCACCATAAGGTTTATCTACAGACGGTAGGTTCACCAGTGGCTTGAAGTGTTTGAAGCGGAAGGTGTTCGTAAGACCTGCCACACCAGCTTGTAGCCAGCCATCCTTATGACCCTCAAGGAAGCTCTTTAGTATGCCTGCCCTATGTGTAAGTACGGTAAGACCATCAAGCACGTCAACAGCAGGATCAACAGAAGCAAGGCTCCTAACACTTTCACAAAGGTCACTATTCTTTCGTACTTGCTCAATTTGTCTTTCCTCTCCAGTTTTCTTGTCCCGTAGGAACTTAAATGTTCGTGGCGTCCACCCAAGTGAATACAGCCAGTCTTTTACTTGGTCGTTGCTGTTAGGGTTGCCCCGTTCTTCCCCTGTCTTAACGACAAAAGATTG